TTAAGAGTTGTGTCTGCATCACCAGGCACAATAACATCCGCTAGTATTGATTACCTAAGTTATCAGTATTCAGTGGAATTGATAGGTTAGCGAAAGGAAAAATATGGCCATATTTATGGGTAACAAAGTAGCAGTCATTGTAGGTACCTCAACCATATCTTCATTTGTCAGCACTGTAAGTCTTAACCGCGAAGTAGAGGCTGTGACTATTACAGCCATGAACGATACTGTTCAGAATATGATCGGGGGGATTGAGGTAAGCTCAATTTCCATGGAAATATTCAATGATTTTGCGGCAGCCTCAGTGAACAGTCTTTTTGAAGATGCAATTGGGTCAAAACTGGCAATCAAATTGATACCAGTAACCGGCACAGTCAGCTCAACAAATCCAAGCTACAGCATGTCATGTTTGATCACACAATGGACACCTATTGCAGGATCAACAGACAGTGCAGCCTTGGCAAGTGTAACTTTTCCAGTAACAGCTATAACAAAATCAACAAGCGCGTAAAAGAAAAGGTGGGACATGCACAAGATTGAAATAACAAAGAAAGACGGCAAAAAGATTGCTTATGATCTTACGCCATCTGTCAAAGTAGCCTTTGAGGCTGAGTTTAAGACAGGATGGCGTAAGAGATTAGGTGAGCTACAAATGGAGTCTGATTTGTGGTGGCTTGCTTGGAGATTGGAAAAAGATTTAGGTAAGACCGAACTAGCTTTTGGTGATGATTACATCAATCAATTTATAGATGTTGATTTGTTGTATGAAGCAAAAAATGGCTAGACCGACATGGTCAAATATGGGAGATTGCCGCTGTGTCGGTTAGAACAGGTATTAGCCCTAAAGATTTATTAGAGGTTGATCCGGCTGTTTATATGGCAATCAAAGCAATATTGCAAGAGCAGGATGCAAAATCAAAAGGGACAGTCAGGCGGAGATAATGGCAGAGCTTAAGGCCGATAGATCCCTCAAGGCTGTTTATGTAGAAAATTTAGATGCAATCATGAAAAAAATGGAAGAGGTTGATCCTGACACGCAAAAAATATTTAAGAAAGAATTGCGCAAACAAATTAAGCCTGTAGAAAAATTGGCTAAAAGTTTTATACCATCTGAGGTGTTTCCGGGTTGGAGAGATACTAAACCTTACTATCCACCTACATGGGGATGGGCTTTTGATCAGGTTCATAGAGGCCGCACCTATGGCAAAACAAATGAGTCAAGATGGCAATGGTCACAAGCGGATGCTATTGCAGGAATACAAATTACAAGTGCAAAGGTAAAAGTGCAAAGAGTCAAAGGCACTAAATTTTCTGTAACAGCTTTAGCCCTTGTAAATAAATCAGTGCCGGGAATTATTTTTGAATTGACTGGCGGCGGTACTGCAAGGAGTAGAGGCAAGACAAGGCGCGTAAGTCGCAACCCTAATGCAAGTGAAGGATTTATCCGCAAAGTGTCACAAGCTCATGGCGCAATTGCCGGAGATGGTAAGGGCAAGAGAGTAATCTATAAAGCTACAGCTGAGAAAGGCGCACAAGCTCTAGCTGGTATTGAAGCCACCATTAACAAATATCTGGGCAGTAAATTTAGAGGTAACTAATGGCACTAAGTCAAAATGTTGTAATTAACTTTCTTACCAAGTTTGATAAAAAGGGTCTGCAAAAGGCTACTAAAGAACTCAAAGGCTTTGATAAGTTTATAGCCTCAAGTAAGTTTGCAACAAAAGCCGCTTTAGTCACAGCTGGTATTGCCTCTGCCTATGCTTTGGATAAACTTGCAAAATCATCTGTAAGAGCTGCACTTGAGCAGGAAAGACTAGACAAATCTATAGAGCAATCTCTTACCTCAATCAATGAACTTGGATCTTTAGGCAGTGTTAAAACTCTTATAGTAGATTTACAAACTGCAACAAATATTACTGAGGATCAATTAACGCCGGCATTAAATGGTCTAATTATTTCAACAGGAAATCTAGGTAAAGCGCAGAGTTTATTAAGCGTTGCCATTGACACAAGTAAAGGAAGCGGCGTTGATTTACTGACAGTCACAGATGCTTTGGGTAAAGCCAATAGAGGTAATTTTAGAGCTTTAGGACAACTAGGTCTTGGCTTCAATGCAGTCACAGCTCAAGAAATGGGCTTGGCTGAGATAACAGATTACTTGACGCTCAAGTTTGGTGGAGCTGCAAAGCGAGCTACAGAAACATTTGGCTCAAAATTAGATGACCTAAAAATCAGTGCAGGTGAGGCACAAGAAAACTTAGGCCAAGGCTTTATCACAGCCGCAGAAATTATCATGGGTAGCAGTAATTCCACAGATGTCTTTGGTGCAAAACTTGAACTACTTGGATTAAACGGCGGATATATTTTAATTGCTTTGGCTGACAAAGTTAATAAAATTCAAGATGCTTTTAGTGGTTTAAGTAAAAAAATCAATAGTGATCCAATCTTAAAATTCTTTTTTGGCACTGCTAAATCTATTCCAATATTGGGTGGCTGGATTGATGGCTTTAGAGGTTTAGCTGAGGATGGCAAGAGGATTGCAGAAAGCTCTAAAGAAACTGTTGAGCAGACAGAGGAGCAAAAGGCCGCTGCCGCAAAACTAGCAGCTTTACAAGCCAAGTTTGACAAGTTTGCCGCTGCCGCTTTAGATAAACAGAAAAAACTTACAAAAGAAAAGGCGGCTCAAGCTGCACTAGACAAGAAAAAGGCAGAGCTTGAATCTATGTTTGATATAGATAAAATCAATCTACAAGCTGCCTTGAGCCGTAAATTGTCAGGTGAAGATGAACTGCGTGTAAAGCTGTTACAAAAATTAGCAGACGGCACAAAAGCGGCCGTTGATGAAGCCGCAAAATACGCAGATGTGTTAAAAGTTATTGAAGATGGCAAAATTTCAACTGAGGAAGTTGAGATGCTAGCAAAAAAATGGGGTATGACTACTGTTGAAGTTTTGCTTTATTTAAGAGGATTGTTTGCAGCTAATGATGAGTTACGCAAAATGCTTGCTTTACTAGGTGAATTAAGTAAAACAAAAGTAGCCGCACCCTCAATGTATGACCCCGGTTATTTCCAAGACTTAGGTACAAAACTTGTAGGCTCTATAGGCTATCAAGGCATGACCGCAGCTGAGATTTCAGCTGAAAGATATAAAGAAAGCGGTGCAGGTCGCAGAGGCATACCTTTCATGGCAGAGGGCGGTGTAGTTTCTAAACCTACTATTGCAATGATTGGTGAAGGCGGAGCTGAGGCCGTGATCCCACTTGATCGCATGGGTAGCATGGGCACAAAGGTAGTTGTAAATGTTCAAGGCTCTGTAATCTCTGAGGGTCAATTACAATCTGTAATCCAAGATGTTTTGTATAACTTAAACCGCACCGGAGCAGTTACCCAGTTAGCAAACTTAGGTAGATAATGTCAGCGGCAGTATTTAAGGCAGAGATTGACTTTAGTGCCGGAGCAAGTTTTGACCCTGCGCTTGTACTTGATGACCCTGCAACACCATTAGATATAGCTGTACTTGGTACCGCTGCCGCAGACATTGTAGATATAACAGCCTTTGTAACACAGTGCTACATAAGGCGTGCATTTAATAGATCCTCTGACTCATTTATTGGTGGTAGTGCAAAGATAGTATTTGTAGATCAGACAGGTACTTTTAATCCTGCCAATACATCCTCACCTCTATACGGCAAAATTAAACCTATGCGTAAGATCCGCATGACAGCATCTTTTAACAGTGTCAATTACAGCCTTGGATCTTTTTATGTGCAAGAGTGGAATTACAAAAGCCCTACTGGATTTGACCCTGCCTATGTCACACTCAATTGTGTAGATGGTTTTCAGCTGTTAAACCTGACCACCTTAACCACAGTCAGCGGTGGCAGTGCCGGACAAACCACAGCGCAAAGGATTACTAGCTTGCTTGATGCCGGAGATTGGCCAGGCGGCATGAGGGACATTTCTACAACAGCTACAACTACAGTACAAGCCGATAGCGGCAACTCAAGATCTTTACTTGCCTCTCTGCAAGAGGTTGAGCAGACAGAAACCGGGGCTTTATATGTTGATCAAAGAGGTTTTGTTAAGTTTATGTCAAGGACAGACATCATTACTGCCTCTGGATCTACACTTACAAAATTCTCAGATGTCAATGGATCAGGTGATATTACCTATCAAAATGTTGAGTTTGATATATCTGACTTTCAAATGATTAACAAAGTTACTGTTACACCCTCTGGATTAACAGCTCAAACAGCTAGTGACACTGCAAGCATTGATGATTATTTCCAGCATAGTAGGGTCAGATCAGGCATTATGCAGACTGCGGCAGATGCTCTAAATCAGGCTCAAATGATTATTGGCTCACGCAAAGAGCAAGGTGTAGATATACAGCTTAACTCTTTGACTGTAGATGCCTATAGTCAAGATGATCCTGCGAGGACTACGGCAGCTTTAGAGCTTGACATTTTTAACCCTATTGAGGTTACACAAACCTTACCTGCCGGCAATGTAGTCAGTGATAGCGTTATAGCCGGTGTTCAATATCAAATCACCCCTAATTCTTTTCTTGTAACATTTTCATGTGCTCAACCCTTTGCGGTAGGTTTTTTGCTAGACTCAGCGGTAGATGGTTTATTAGATGAAGACATTTTGAGCTACTAGGAGATACATGGCAACCTTTGTAACCGGGCAAGTTTTAACCGCTGCGCAGATGAACAGCATTGCTAATCTGACTGTAAGGGCTGTGACTACCACATCTGATACTTTTGTAACTGCGGATGCAGACAATAAACTTATTACATACTCAAACACGGGTACTACAACAGTTACAATACCGCCCAACAGCTCTGTAGCTATTACAACTGGATCAGTCATAAATTTAATTAAAATTGGATCAACTGGTACAGTAACAATTACACAAGGTGCAGGTGTAACTATTGCCTCAACCGGTACAGTATCAACAAGCCCTACAATAACTAAAACTTTTGGCGCAGTATCTTGTATTAAAGTTAGTGCAGATAGCTGGTATGTGGTCGGTAGAGTAACTGAGTAACAAATGAATATTTTAGGGATTTTAACGCAACCCTCTGCACCCGCAGGCGTGCCTATTTCTGTTGATTATTTAGTTGTTGCCGGTGGCGGTGGTGGTGGAAACAGTGCGCCATTTGGAACTACTGCATCATCCGGTGGTGGAGCTGGTGGCTTGCGTTCTACTGTAACTGCAACAGGTGGCGGTGGATCTTTAGAGTCTGCTTTAACATTAGTTCTTAGCACTAATTACACAGTTACAGTTGGTGCTGGTGGTGCTGGTGGTGCAGCTGGTACTAGCTCAAATGGTGCCAATGGATCTAATTCAATTTTTAGTACTATAACTTCAACAGGTGGCGGTGGTGGTGCAGAGCCAAACGGCGGATCTCCTTCGGGCGGATCTGGTGGCGGTGGTGGTGAAAATGTTGCAGGTGGATCAGGTACAGCAAATCAAGGTTTTGCAGGTGGTACCGGTAGAGATCCTGGTATGGCAGGTGGCGGTGGTGCAGGCGCAGTTGGTAGTGATGGAAATACTGGTGGTAATGGTGGTAGTGGCGGTAATGGTGTTGCAACTTCAATTACAGGTTCATCTGTTACTTATGGCGGCGGTGGTGGCGGTGGTACTTATAGTTTATATGTTGTTGGTAGTGGTGGTAGTGGCGGCGGTGGTAATGGTGGCAAACCTGGTGGCTCGGCTCCAACTAATGGAACTGTAAATACTGGTGGCGGCGGTGGCGGCGGAGATGCTACTGATACTGGTCGCACTGGTGGTAATGGTGGCAGTGGAGTAGTAATTTTAAGATATGCAGATACTAGAACTATTACTATTGGTGCAGGTTTAACTGGTACAGAAAGTGCTGCAAGTGGTGGATACAAGAGAGCCACAATTACAGCTGGTACTGGAAATGTGAGCTGGGCATAATGGCACATTACGCATTTTTAGATGAAAATAATATTGTTACAGAAGTTATAGTAGGTATTGATGAAACAGAAACTATTGAAGGATTAGATACTCAAACTTGGTATGGAAACTTTAGAGGTCAGGTGTGTAAGCGCACATCCTATAATTCCAAAATACGCGGCATTTTTGCGGGCAAAGGATTTACATATAATGCAGATGAAGATATTTTTGTAATGCCAAGACCTTATCCTTCATGGATTAGATCAGGGTCAATTTGGAACGCACCTACACCTTACCCTCAAGATAATAAAAGGTACTTTTGGGATGAGGGAAATTTAGTGTGGCAAGAGTTATTGAACTAACAAGTCCTAATGGCTGGTTGGCTAGTGAAGACCGCAAAGCTATAGGCATACAATCTTTTAATATACCCAACACATCACTCAAGATTGCATGTGCAAAAGATGTAGCACCAATACTTGTTGGCTTTTGCCAAGAGTTTCATGAGCTTGTAGAGCCTATAGATCAAGGTCAATTAGATGACTGGGGTTATGCCTTTAGAATGACTAGAGGATCAGATAAAGTTTTAAGCAATCACTCATCCGGTACAGCTGTAGATTTGAACGCTACAAAACACCCTTTAGGTAAGTCAAATACATTTACAAAAGAGCAAAGAAATACTATACAATTGCTTTTAGTTAAGTATGGCTTGGCTTGGGGCGGCAACTACAAAAAGCGTAAGGATGAAATGCACTTTGAAATAGCCATGAATAAAAATCAAGTGCAAAATAAAATCAAACAGTTAGGAATAAAATGAAACTAAGCGCAAAACAAAAGGCAATTATTAAATCCTATCTACGCAGTCTAGCCGCTGCCACTGTCACTACAGCTTTGGCTTTGGTAGCTGACATACGCCCTGAGCTATCTATCCTTGCAGGTGCGCTAGTCGCCCCTTTAATTAGATACTTTGATGGACAGGATCAGGCCTTTGGCCGTAATAGCTAATGAGTGCTAATGAGTGGGCAGGTTTATCGGTAGCTGTAATAACAATTTTAGGCTCATTTATCGCAGCTGTAAGATGGCTTGTAAAACATTATCTTTCAGAGCTTAAGCCTGACAAAAATGGTCAGCATAATCTTGAAGGTAGAATCTGCCGCATAGAAAATAAGCTAGACACGCT